GACATGAGTTATATGTTTAGTGGTGCGAGCTCATTTAATCAAGATATTAGTGCATGGAACGTAACAGGCGTTCTAAACATGAACTCTATGTTTCAAGATGCAACCGAATTTAATCAAAATATTGGTGGATGGAATGTAGGAGGTGTTACAGACATGGCTAACATGTTTGGGAATGCAACAGAATTTAGTCAAGACCTCAACGGTTGGACTTTAACAAATGTTACAGTGATGGACAATATGTTTGAGGGCTGTCCGGGTTACACCCTCATTCCAGCAAACTACACGACTCTAACAGCTAAGGCAGATGAGCTTGGACAATCCTTAGTCATAGTTCCTCCAACCACTATATAATAATCTAGACACCATACATAAATGCCTTTTCGAATTCCCAACGTAGTTTTTAGAAGTGGTGTTATAGTGAGGCGTCCAGTCCTGTCAGAAACTTCTGAGACAATTGTATATGTAGTTATTCCTACGACTACTGTGGAACCCACAACTACTGTAGCACCTACAACTACTGTAGCACCTACCACTACTGTAGCACCTACCACTACTAGGGCACCTACTACTACTAGGGCACCTACTACTACTAGGGCACCTACTACTGTAGCTAAGACTACTATACCCAGTAGAACTACCCTAGCACCTTCAAGTAGTCGGCTTACCAATGATACATCTGCCCCTGTTGATAAAGAGGTAAATCTACCCGGAGCACCTATTGAAGATGCGTAACTTTTAGTGTTTCCAACCAGAATTCATCGTCATTTAAAATTTCAATAACAAGAGACTCGGGATACTCTGTTGCAAGACGTCCACTCCATTGCTCGAATTCAGGACCCATACGGTTTCTAAATTTGCCCTTATCCCTAATTTTAGAACTAGTAAGTTCACGATATACTTGATGCACAAACTGTTGTGTCATGTATGAGTTTTCACTGTCATCTCTCAAGTTTCCAACAATTTCATGCCACCTATCCATTGCTTTTTCACATAGAATAATAAGATGCCAAAGTTACGTCTAAAAACAGTTCGTAAATCTCATAAAAAAGAGAAGAAATGGGATGCAGTGTTTGAGAAATCGAATGGTAAAGAAAAGGTAGTTTCATTCGGGGCTGCAGGAATGTCTGATTTTACAAAGCATAAAGATACTCGCAGAAGGTCTCTTTATTTAAAAAGACATTCTGGAATGGGAGAGCATTGGAATAAACCAGACACTCCAGGCGCATTATCAAGATGGATATTATGGAATAAGCCTTCATTTAAAGCATCACTATCTGCCTTCAAAAAACGCTTTCATTTATAGTAATGGAATGTTGCTCACCCGACGTTGGAGATTGTCAGAAATGTCATCCAGAGCTATGGGTTGTAACTAAAGAAACTTGGAGTTCATGGAAACCAAAAAACCTAAGAATAGAAAGACTCGCAAAAAGCGGATTCGTAGGTTAAAAAAATGGATTTATAAATAGTCGTTAAAACTGATGCAAGATATCAATGGATAGTCTAGCCGAAGATACTTTACATTATGAAATTATGCCTTATCTTTCGTATGAAGAAAGAATCAATTTCAATATGGCACTAAAACCTCAACATCGCCATACCAAAAAATTCAAGGACAAAGATGCTTCTTTAAACCATGAATTTCATGTTGCGGTTGAGCAAATACGTATTGCATTAGACAATATTCAATCTTCTCTTAATTTTAAACAGCGATGTGATAGCATTTTGAAAATAGTTAAATTGCTAAAACATCCAAGATACAGTATTGTTATGACATATTCTGCCGACTTTCGAGAAAAAACTCTTAAAAAAAATGTATGAATTTCTTCTTGCTCCAGACATTATATTTTACGACATAGACATCGATTATGTTGTTGAATTTAGAAAAAGTATTGAAGACCTCATTTATTTCATTCTTGCAATTGTCCCAAACAATAAACAAATACAATGTAAACTTATAACTGTTTAATCCTAAAAAACGGATTTACTAGTTCTAATAATTTTAGATGATATAGCGACAAAAAAGGAATGTGCAAACAAAATGCAACAACATTTCATTGAGCAAGGCAAGGTGGTTGATGACTTGGTGTGGTCAAGGGGTCTGAGCGTTCGCACACGTGCGAACACAGACTACAAACACCACTTTGGTGGCGTGTCTCCTTTCATTGTTCAGAGTGAACAATTGGATGGGGGGGTGTTCTACATCAACAAAGAATTTGGTTTCAACACTGTGGAGGAAGTTCGTGCTTTCGCACAAAAAATCTTGGATTGTGGAGGACCCCCATTGATGGGCCTCGACACTCTCGAGAGTGAAAAAGTGTTTCCTGAACCTCAAACTTTGGAGGAGTGGATTTTGGCAAATTGGCCTTCTGAGACATTGAAGTTGATGAAAACTTCTGAGTGGATGGTTGCTGACCCAACTGAGCACGAAAAGATGATCCGAGCAATGTTGGACAAGTCAAATCCAGCTCTTGGAGTGAGGAACCAAACGAACATCGCACGATTCCTCCGCAATGTGCGGATTCACTCAAAAAACAAAAAAGAATAAAATAAACATTTTGGGGGGGGGGGAAACGCATTCATTTTTTGTTTATTGAACTTATAACTGTTTAATCCTGAAAAACGGATTTACATTAAGCATGCTGTATTAATAGTAGCAGCGTGGCCGAGTAGTTTAAGGCGGACGACTTAAGATCGTCTGGTAAATCCGCGTGGGTGCAAATCCCACCGCTGCTATTAGCGTCATTAGTTTAGGGGTAGAATGAAGGTTTTCCAAACCTTTGACACGGGTTCGAGTCCCGTATGACGCATTCTCCGATGTGGTGTAACGGTTAGCATACGGCCCTTTCAAGGCTTAGACCCGGGTTCAACTCCCGGTATCGGAATTAAAAAAAACTTTAACCGACTTAGCTCAATGGCAGAGCACCAGGCTTTTAACCTGGTGGTTGCGGGTTCGAGTCCCGTAGTCGGTATTAAGCTCATTAGCGCAATGGATAACGCGTCCGCCTTCTAAGCGGAAGATTCTGGGTTCGAATCCCAGATGGGCTATTTTTAGTCCTATCATCTAGTGGTCAAGATGCGGGACTTTGAATCCCGACACCCCAGTTCGATTCTGGGTAGGACTGTTATAAACTGGAAATACTTTCGTGAGAAAATCATCCCACGAGAGTGTTTTTTGACTTTCAAAATACATTTTTGCAATCCGATTAAAGGATTGAATATAGAAGAATGCAACTGCTCCAATAACATACGGATACCAATACTCCATTAATATAGATGTAGGCGAAGATAGGGAAACTTTAAACGACGATTATTATACGCCTGCATTCTTCCAAAAAAATTACATTCGAATGTAGATAGTCCATATCGATATCTTCTGTCAGCATGTATAGCTCCTACGTACTCAGGTCCCTTTTCTTTTGCAATTGACCGTGCTTTTCCTTGAAGTTTTGTTAGACAACTTAAAAAGTAATCTCGCTTTTCCGGAATATTTAATTCGAGTTTGCGTTTTTCAATATATTCCTTTACATCCCTTTTTAGTTGTGCAGTTGATTCACTTAGTTCTTCCTTAATTTCTTTATACTCTACCATTAAAAATCGTACATCATCATTCTTTCGCATTTCAGAAATCAGTTTCTTTGTTAGACCTTCACGCGTAAGCTCTTGCTTTGGAGTCTTATCCTTATTACAATTAGGACACTTCTGATGCATATGTGATAAACATTGAATAATACAACGCGTATGATATGCATGCCCACACTCAAGCTTGAAACATGTTTCTGTATTCTCTCGTTCATCTTCAAATGACTTCATGTCCATCGTCTCAAAACAAATAACACATATATCCTCCATAAAACGGATTTAATAAACCTAATTTACTAATATGTAAGTAGAAGATGGACAATATACCAAAGACTCGTAAAGAAAGCAAGAAAGACCAGGGTGAAAAAGCTAAGGGCAAAGGCATTTATACCACAAAACACATTCGCATGATGGAAAGTCTAAGAGAGAAAAATAAAAAAATGACTTGCGTCAAATGAAAGATTGCCGACGCGTGATACGTCTACCGCCACCTTGAGGTTTGCGACATGTCTTACCGTGTTTACATATGCTCCTATAGCTCTCCACTTTTTCAATAGATATCTTTGTAAATCCGTTCATCCATTCTGAATACCTTTTAAAGTCAGGCGAGTGTTTAGAATAATATTCATCGAATAGTGGATATGCTTTTGCTAGGTTGCGTAAAAATCTTTTTTGAATCTCTATCTTTCGTTGTGTAGGTTTAAAGTTCACTGCAATTGACAATAGAAATTCTTGACCAAATAGTTCATCTAGTGAACGCTTTTCAAACTTAGATTTTACTTCCTTAAATGAAGGGTCTGGTCCGGGATTTATGACTTTTGCATCATTGTGGCATTGTGAACGTAGTTTATGATTTACCATATTATGAATTTCATAGAGCCACTTCTCAGGGTCATTCTTTTCATATGGATGATTTTTTACAAATCGACGTGTAGAGTTACGACAGAATTTGCAAGGTAAAACCTCTGCAATACGTTTTAATACCTCATCTGGCTGTTTGGAGTGAGACGCTATCCTATGGAATAAATCCCATCCAGATGGTCCCCAAAAGCGAGTGTCCATTACTTCTTCACAACATGAAAAACAAATATAGTTAGTGAAATAAATGGACAGCTCTACTAGTGTACTCACCATTGCCGTCGGTCTTTATGTTGGCATGTCTCTTGCGCAGTTTTTTACTGCTATTGCACGCGACCTTTTTACTCCAATTCTTGCCGGAGTATTTCCAGGTGCACAGTCAACTGCGGATAAGTTAGTTATTCAAGTTGGCACTGTAAAGATTCAAATTGGGGATGCAATCGGCGCAACAGTAAATCTTCTCATCGCATGGTTTATTGTAAGCACAACTCTTCCCTATCTAAAATCATATGCTCCCATCGGGGGTCGTCGTTAAATTCTAACTCTTGAATAAAGATGGATTCTCTTACTAATTTGTTCCATTCTACACTTGAGAAAGTAACAGGTAAGAGTGCCCAACAGCATGCAGATGATATGAAAGCTGCTCTTAAACTCCCTTCTGCTATGGTAAATGATGCTTCGGCAAGAGCACTAGGAGCATCACCCGAGCCTTCTAGAATGACAATGACAGGCGGTCGTCGTAGAAAGCCTCGTGGAAAAAAGGCTCGAAAGACTAATCGTAGACGTGGTGGTTCTTGAACACACTTAATTCTCCATTCTGAATGAAGTCCATCCGCCCTTATGGTATTTTCCAAATTGAGTTTCTACGCGTTTTTCCATATCAGATGGTGATAGTCGAACATCATTATCCGACATCCATTGCTTAAATGCTCGTTTCAGTGAAGTCTTATCAACAGGCACAATTTCATCACCTTCCCGAATAGCCAGTAACTTATCACTAATGAATTTGGCGATACCGTCATTATCATTACGATACTCTGAAGTATACTCCATAACTGCATCTGGTGCCGGAAGTTTACGAAGCCCTTTGCCCTCCTTTAGAATGTGAACAAGATGATTGAGAAATGGTGTTGCCCATTCTTTTGATTGAACAAGAAACTGAATAGATTCATCCATCGGAAACTCATTCAACTCTGCCGGTTTAATAACAAACTTTGACTTGAAGTTAATAACAACCAAGCGACGCCATGTGCCGCCATCAGTTGTGTTAATCTTAGGCTTATCGTTACATGCAAGATGAAACTTAGCTTGAACCTCAAACTCCGTACCAGACTTGAATAGGTCACGAGCATACATCTTCTCACCAGAAGTAATCTCTTTCATAAGACCAGTATTTAGCGCAATCGATTCATCCG